TTCTTTGATCGTTACCATTGGAAGCTACACTAGCTACAGTTCTATCGTCAAAGGTGTTATTTACTACAATAGCTATACCCCTGTTTTTCTCGCTAGCGTTAGGAGTAAACAAAGGTTGATTGTTAAGCATATTACCACTAGCAGTATCAGTAGAGCCAAAGAGTCCTGAGGCACGAGTTCTAGACCCTATTCCTCCTCCACCGCCACCTGATCGGCCACCTCCGCCACCACCACCACCGCCTTTATCGGTGTTTCTAATGGCTGCTACACGAGCAAGACCTTGAACTATAGCAACCCCTGCGGCAATATTGGCTCGTACAGGAGCATCTGGAGAAGGTATTAACATCTGAGATTCAAATGCCTTTTGAGCAGCAAAGTAAGTGGATATTATTGTTTCAGCTATGGCTATTTCCTTGCTTTCGCCAAATAAACCCTGTATAGCCTGAGAAACAGCTTGCGCCCCCTGAACACCTAATTGTCTAGCTGCTTGTTTACCTTTTTCAGCTATCTCAGTTTCTGTTAAAGCTCTTTTATTCCCTTCTATCTCTCTGTTTACTTCATTTAAACGAGCGTCAACACCATCCTTCATTATCTGAGTCATGGATTGTTCACGTTCCCTTGCTTGATCCTTCAATACGTCATCCTCACCAATAATATCAAGAGTGGGTATATCCATAGTCCCAAATAAATCTTGTGTAAATTGGTCCCCAATAATTTGGTTGGGGTCTATCATGATTCTAGATGGATCAAACGCATCAATTATATCATCCAATACTGTTCTTACTGGACCTAGACCTGCTGTTAAAGCGTTTACTATTTTTTGTTGTTGATTAACTGCTGCTTGTAATTGTTCTCTGTTTGATAAATCAGTCTCTTTCAACAAAGACTCTTTTAGCTCTTTTAGTTTTTTCTGAGCCATAAAGATAGAGCCTTCCATAGCCGATTCCATAGCTGTGTTAGCCTCTTCAGCCCTAGCTTCAGCGCCAAGTTCCATGACTTGATTAATAGCGTCTTGCTGGTCTTTTGCTTGTTGCTTTAATACGTCTTCTTCTCCTAAAATATCTAAAATACCAAAATCAATTTGTTTAGGAGTAAATGTGTCTCCTATAACATCTTGAATATTAAACTTAGTCATCCTTTCTTCGAAGACATCCATGTCAGAACCTAACTCTTCTAGAGTTAATATGGGTTTGAGTTCTGGTATCGTGTCCGATAACTTGTCAAGAAGTTCTAATAGATAAAGTATAGTGGGCGCTAAGGGAGTGTCCTTGTCTAGACCAAGTGCTTCTAGCGTATCTACGTCCCCTTCTCTTAGCCTGTCTATATAATCCTGTATAAGGTCTCTTTGATGCTCAAGAGCAGAGCTACTTCTTATGAGTCCAGCCTCAAAGTTATTCACCAATACGTCGGTGGACTGCTCTAAGCCTAATCTAAAACCAGCCAAAGGACTTAATTTTAATAAGGCATTTTTAAGGATTAACTTATCATTTACCTCTTTTAATCCTTTTTCAACAGCTTTTAATTCTACTTTACTTAGACCTTCATTTTGCTCTCTAAACGCTTCTAATGCTTTTCTTGATTCAGATTCTACATAAGACGAATACCTTTGAGTTTCAGATAGTAATAATCTTTCTTGTCTTTCAAGGTCCTCTACTACTTCTTTAATTTCTAAGAGACCCTGCCTTTGCGCTTCTAATGAGTTTATATCAAGAAAGTCAGCCGATGATACCCTTATTAATTCTTGAGTAGCATCAACAAACTCTTCTAAATCATTAACAGTTTCTTTTGCTTTACCACTAAATTTAGTAAGCAAAGAAGTAGCGACCATAACGGCAACGTTTACCGCAAGTATGGCACCACCTACACCTGTAAATGAAGCTCCTAACGCCCTAAACGCCCCCATGTAACTACCAGTTCTTGTTTTAAGGGTTCCAAACATCTCAGCGTTAAATGCGATGTTGTTACCAATAGCTCGCATACCCTGAGCAAACCCTTGACTAAATTGAGTAGCATCCTGAGCTAAATCACCAAATCCAAACAGCGTTTGATTGGCTATTGCAAATTCTTTATTAGACCCCTTAAAACCCTTCTGACTTCTATTAACCTGTTGGTTAAATTGCTGTAAAGTACTAGTAGCTCTAGTTATAGTGCCTGTAGTAGTTGTTACTTGTTTTGCTAACGCTTGCTGAGAAGTAGCGCTCCTTTTAGTACTAACTGACGCTTTGGACATCTCGTTAGTATGACCCTCTAAAGCAGCCGTTCCCTGTTGTAATCTTACTGCAGCTTCTTGTACGGACCTGTTATTTAAGTTATTAGTCTGTAACGCTCTTTTTAATATGGCTTCATCTCTTTTAACCGCATCAGTTTTTCGCTTAGACTGATCTACAAGCTGCTTAGTGCTTTTAGAGACTTTTTGATTAGTGCCTTTCAGTTTATTTAACTGAGACTCTAGTTTTTCAATCTTTTCAGTGAGTTTAGTCACCTCACCAGTAGTACTTGAGTCAACAATGTTCTTGAGACCAGACAACGATGACTGATCTATCTTAAATTGTACATCGTATATTAACTGTGGCATATTACTCTAGTTGTCTGCTGGTCTGTGGTAAGCCTCACGAGCCATCATTGCTTTGGTTATGTCTTCTACGGAACATTCGGCTACAAGTTCCTCTGCTCGCAGTGGATCAAAGTCAGCAAGTACATAACAGTAATATGTGTATGCACCGCCAACTTCAACCACTAAGTCATTAGGTGCGAGCAAGTCTAATGACTCTAAAGTACTCCGACTCCACTGGATGGTACTTGTCGCCTGTTCGTAAAAAAATCCCACGCTTCCTCAAGCGTACCCAATTCTAATTCGTCAGACTTCCAAGTTTCATCACTTATTTCTTTACTGAGTTTCATAGAGTGATCCGCAGTGTACTTACAATACTTAGCACGAAACTCTTCATCCAAACGCCATGCGTTCAGTGCTTCAACGTCTTCAGCTGTATAGTCATCAACAATAATATCATCAGACTTTGTTAACTTCTCGTGTAAATCAGGATGGTTTTCTTTGTACCATTCCATAAGTATCTCTCTACGTCCTTCGACTACCTTATCAAAACGAATAGGGGTTGGCTTGACTTCAAACCGAACCCCCATAAATTCGCCTGTTACTTTTGTAATACGTCCCATAAATTGCTCGCTTTATTTTAGGGTTATTAAGTGTTAAACTCTACAAACTCATAATCAGTAGAAAGTTGTAGGGTCGGTTCTTTAAACTTGAGTGTGTCGTCATCTCCAATCTCAACAGAGACTCTAACATACTCACAAGCAGCAACAAGTGTTTTACTTACGTTTTGAACACCTGTTCCACTAATGTTTGCGGTTGCTTGTACACCAGTAGTTGCACCAGAATCATCATAACACTGAATCCCGATTACTGGGCTAGTAGCTGAATCTTCGGTTACATTGATACTAAACGTCAACACCTTAGCTGGGAACGGAAAATGTATGTCTCGATACATAATTCCTCCAGAGCTTGCTTGGTCTGTTATGGTTTGAACGCCCGCAGTGAAGTCTAGCGTATCAATAGTGTCCGTCCACCCAGCTGCTAAATCAGTAGTAGAACCCTCTTGCCAACCAAACAAGGCTAATCCATTCTTCACGTAGGACATCTCTGCTGTGTGCTTACCCGTAGTGGAATCGTATCCACCTTTGGCTTCACGTGCGCTAGAGAATCTGAAGGACATATTGTCCTCAAAACCCTTATTGATTTGCAGGGTTCCTTCCATTTGAAGAATGGAGTCGTCTAATCCATATCCAGTGAACACTAGGTTGGTTTGAGCGTCTGCCCACGTGTACAACTGTGCTTTAGCGGATTGGCTATATACCCCAGTAACGGTGATGTTATAGTTTTTGCTAGTGATTATCTCACGATTATTTTCAATGACCTGTGTGTTAGGTTCAATGCTAATAACTTGGCGAGACGCTTCAGCCGCACCTTCCTGAACTACAGAAAAGATTATTGTCTCGTCTAAAGAGTCAAAGTCTCCATTCCCATCTACAGAAGGATTAACTAAAGCTAATTTGCTTAGTTGCGTAGGCATGATTCGTTACCAGTTAGAGTGTTAGGATTCTTATGCAGGAGCCGTTACAGCGATAGCTACTTCACCGTCTACGTCAGAAGCCTGAGCAATTAAAACAGTTTCAAGTCTACCGTTATCAAATGCGTTGTGCCCCTGAATATAAGTGGTTGCAGTAGTGATGTCATGAGAACCTGTTTTACCGTGTAGTCTTAATCTACCTTCAGTTGGAACAGTTCCATCAGTTGAAACAAGAGAACTATCAAGTATAGCTGTGGTAGCTCCAGAGCCCCCTACTTGAGTAAAATTAGTGTCTTTGCTTCTTATTACAATACGACCAGTATAAGACTCGTATATTTCACGATTGTCTTCTACGTTTACCGTATCAGGTTCGAGTCCTACTTCGACTCCTTCTACTGTGATATTCTTAATAAACTCGGGAGTACCTTGTGATGCTCCAGCAGATGTAAGAATCTCAGCGTATTCAAATATTAACTTTGCCATTGTTTTTGTGTTTGATTTAGGATATTTGGATTATACTTTCAAAATTAACTACAGTAGATAAATAACCATCTTGCTCTGTTATTTGATCTACCCCTGTAAAAGTCAGCGTATCCAAAGAACTGTTTATGGTTCGAGCCTCTGTCTGTGCAGCCCAATCCATAAGTTGATCGGATATTTCTAACATTCTATCGTATCTCGCATCTTTTATAGAATGACTATCCGACTGTTCTAAGTACACTATCGCTTGAAACTGTTGTATTAAGTCTACTGGCTTGTCTCCAGATACTAGGTAGTCTGTGTTGCCACCTAACAACCTAAAAACAACAACTTCTGTTTTAATGTCTCCGCGTTGCATAATATCGAAAGAATCGCCACTATATTTCAATACCTTTTCTACAGTAGCTCTAGAATCAGTAGTAGAGTAAGAACTGTAGTTAGATACGTACCCACTAAGTATTGCGTTTCTATCCAAGTCTAGTCACCGTTGCTTTAGCGTTTAACGTTCTAGGTTTATTGAGCATTCTTTCTAATATCTCCGCTGTCTTATCAACAAGTTTACCAGCAGGTGACCCTGAGTTTTGCGAATCTGTTTCATTAGGGAACTGTCTACGCTGATATTTAGCCGTACCCTCTTCATGAGTAATCATATAATTATAAACTTTCGCAGGATATTCAAACTTGATAGCAGGACTATTAGATACAGTTCCGTATCTAGATGTTAGCTCTGTATATGCCCTACCAGTATAGTTAAAGTCAGCAGCGTTTTTTTTACCAGTTTTTTGTTTCTTTGATATATACCTTTTATTGGTAAGTTTTACTCTAGGATTACCATTAGGGTCCATTGCTGATTTATTAAGACGGTCTATACTAGACTCGTACTCTTGTTGCACTTCGCTAATAGCACCTTTCATGTTTGCAGACCTACTAGAGGTCATCTTTTGAATATCTTTAAGTACAGCTTCTCCTAAGGTCATAATATATCAGTATAAACTCATAAATCTAACTCTAGGAGTTGTTTTAGGTTTGGTTAATAAACCACTAAGCCTTCTTAGGTTAGCCGTTAAATATTGATTGTACATTTGATAGTACTTACCAGCCTTCGTAAACGAGAAGCTGTCCTGATGAGTTGCGTCTTGAGCGAACCACAACTCTAAAAATTTGTATGATAATAAATCAACGAGGAGTTCCTCCGAATCCGCAGCGTGTATAGCATCTAGTAGAGCTGTTTCTGTGCTATACGTAGTGTCGTTGATATACTCTCTAAGATTCTCAAGAATATCCGTTTTAAGGAGTTTAATTGCTTTGCCTAGTATTAGATTATCCTTCTCAGAGAGATTGAGCGTTGTGGAGCCTGTAGTGACGTTTACACCCTTAAACGTTAGCTCTTCTAGTGCATCAATATTGTTTCTAGTAAGGGTTAAGTCGCTAAACGCCATAATATCTTATTTGTTTCGTTGGTCTTGTTCGTGTTTTATCCTGTGCCATTCACCGTACCACTTTGTCATCATGTAGCCGAGCGTAACCAAACCAATAAGTAGAGAGACACCAGCAGAAACTTGATTAAGTGTTAGGCTAGAAAGCATACCTACGGCTCCTATCATTGCTTTGTGGTCCATTATCTCATCTATGTTTATCATTTTGTTTTCTATCATGGCTTAAAAAAAGGGGGAGCCGTTGTCAAAAATGACAACATTTCCCCCAATTTTGTTGTTAGCGTGTAGCTTACGCTTTAGCTACGTTACCACGAATGTATCGTCCACCTAGATCTGGTCTGAATACTTTAGTTCCGTAAAGAACTTCGATAAGTACGTCAGCACCTGACTTGGTTTCTTCTACAGTCAACGTGTAGTTCACGTTGTTAGAAGGCTCAAAACCAGCAGCTCTACGAACGCCAGAACCTGAACCGCTATCTACTGAAGGCATAACCGCAGTAACTAGGGCAAGGGCAGATGGGTCATAGAAGAACTGCTCACGTCCAGTGTCGCCTGAAGCAATATCAACTGGGTTGATAGTAGCGTTATCAGAAACAGCTGCACGTAATGGCTCTTTAAGAGTCAATACAGTGCCAGTTTGGCTTTCTACTGTGTAGAAGTCGTCTGTACCCTTAGCAGAACCAAAAGTAATGATGTCACCCTCAGAAAGAGATACAGTAGCAGCGCCAGCAGAACCATCGTCAATGGTGATTTCAGTTTGTCCTACCGCTTCGTCAGCAGCAACAACAGCGTCAGTTACCGTAGCGGCAGTGTGGTCACTTCCTTCATTGTCGATGAAGAAGTCAAAACCATACGCACGACCCATAGCTCCACCTAACTGAATACCAGCATCTCCACGAGTGTTAGCTTGTTGGAACAAGTTTAGTGTGGTTAAGTCTTTCTCAGCAAAAGGATCAATAACCATCATCATGTTGTCAGTAACAAACTTACGAGAAGCCATAATTCTTCGTGCTTCAGCAAGGTCATTAGCATCTAACACAGTAGAGTCAGTGTTGTTGTCAGCGAAAGCTACTTCAAAAGCTTTACGTGCTTCTGCTTTTACGTCAGCATTAATTTGAGAAATAAGCTGGTGTAGTCTTGGTACAAAGTGTTGTTGCACTAAGTCAGGAAGCGCAAAACGTTGGTCAGCTTTGTCGATGCTGAATCCAGCGTAGTAGTGCTTGTTGATTACTAGTTGCTCTTCGTTAGCATCAGGAGTACCTAAACTATAAGTACCTGAATAAGAAGAAGGAGAACCAGTAGGCTTTACTGCACGAGTAATGCTTACAGTCTTGTTACGAGATGCAACGAGACCTTCGATGGATGCGCCAGCTACGT